GGGCAGGATCAGATCGCCAAGGAGTCTCCGCTGTGCGGGTTCTTCGAGGTGTACGACACTGAGATCAAGTTCGCTGACGGCCGGCCGGGGCGGATCTTCCGGGTGGCGGCGATCGCCGGCACGAACGAGGGCGGCTTGCCGACGCTGTTCGTGTGCGACGAGTTGCACGAGTGGGGCGAGGGCGGGGATGACCCGGATCGTAAGGCCCGGGTGAAGACGGTCATCGGGAAGTCCACCCGGAAACGTCGGACGCCGCGCGGATGTGGGCGGCAGATTAGTCTTTCGACGGCTGGGTTCGACATCGACCACTCCCTCCTCGGGGATATGATCAAGCTGGGCCGGAAGGCTATCCGGGATCCGCGGGTCGCGCCCCGGTATCTGTTCGATCTGCATGAGGCCCCGGAAGGATTGGATTACCACGAACCGGGGGATCGCGAGATCGCGGTTCGGGCAGCCTCGGAGGCCGCCGGGGTGCTGTGGTCGGTGGCGGACCGGGTGAACGCTTGGGGTAAGCCCGATATGCCGCCGCACGAGTGGATCCGCTATTACGCGAACCGTTGGACCGAGTTGCCCGCGGACTCGTGGCTGAAGGATCACCCGGCTGCATGGTCGGAGTGTGAGGGTACGTGGGAATCAGATCCGGCGAACCCGTTCACGGTGGCCGTGGATATGGCGTTGCGGCGGGACACGGTTGCGGTGACTCGGCAGGAGCTGCTCCCGGACGGGCGGGTGGCGGTGACCGCGCGGATCTGGCGGCCCACCGGTGGGCGCATCGACCACGCCGAGGTGTTCCAGTATGCGAAGGGGCTCGCGGTCGGGTCGGGTTTCCGGGGTGTGGTGTACGACCCGAGGTTCTTCGAGCTTCCGGCGCGGCTGCTGGAGGACGCGGGGATCCTGGCGATCCAGTTCGACCAGTCGCCACAGCGGATGGCGCCGGCGTGTGGGCTCACGTTCGACATGATCGTGGGCAAGAGGATCGTCCAGGACGGGGACCCAGAGTTCGCCGAACAGGTCAAGGCTGCGGTTAAGCGGCAGCAGGAACGCGGATTCACCCTGTCGAAGGGGAAGAGCAAGCGGCACATCGACGGGGCGGTGTCGATGTGCATGGGCGTCTGGGTGCTGCTGAGCGTCCAGCCCGAGGAGCCGAAGCAGCCGTTCTTCGCGTCATGGCGATAGGGGAGGTGGCGCGATGAGCATGCTGGAGGCTGTCCCGGTCGGCAGGATCACCGCGAAGGCCCGGCAGACCGCTTCGACGCTTACCCCGGGGCGGGCGCTGCTGGCGATCCTGACCGGCATCCTATTCGCCATGGGATGGCTGTCGGCGAAGGCGTGGTTCGGCGTGGTCTGGGCCGCGACGGCCGTGCAGGTCGGCTGGCAGGACGCGCAGCAGGCCCACGCGTCGGGCGAGGCCCGTGGGTCTGCTCGATAGGGTTGAGGCCGCCCGTGGAGCGCGACACGGCTCGGCGGTGGCTCGCCGCGAGGCGAGCCGGTCGAGTATCGACACGTGGATCTCGCAGTATCTGATCCCGTCGCAGTTCTCCTTCGGCGGGCAACTGCAGGCGCTGGGGCTCAACCAGCTTTATGGTGGGCAGCGGGCGCAGGAGATCGAACGGTCGCTGCCCGGGTACATGGCGGCGTTGCGGCAGTGCCCGCCGGCGTTCGCCGCGCAGATGGTTCGGGCGTTGGTGTTGTCGCAGGCCCGGTTCACGTTCCGGTCGTTGCCGTCGGCCCCGGTGCCGCGAAAGCAGTTCGGGACATCAGCGTTGACGCCGTTGGAGGCGCCGTGGCCGAATGCGACGAGCGGCGAGTTGATCACCCGGGCCGAGTGGCACGCCGGTGTGGCCGGGAACGCCTATGTGACGAACTGGACCCCGGGTAGGCTGCGGGTGTTGCGGCCGGACTGGGTGGCGATCGTGTACGGGTCGCAGCGGGAACCGGAATTCCCGTCGCAGGCGTTGGATGGTGAACTACTCGGCTATGTGTACCAGAACGGCGGGTTGTTCTCCGAGCAGGGTAAACCGATGGTGATCCCGCCCCGGAACATGGCGCACTGGTCGCCTTTGCCGGATCCGTTGTTTGCGGGTATCGGCATGTCGTGGATCACCCCGGCGGTGCGGGAAATACAGGGCGACGTGCTGGCGACGCAGCATAAGATCCGGTTTTTCGAGAACGGAGCGACGCCTAATCTTGTGGTCAAGGGGCTGACGGCGGAGTCGAGGCAGGACTTCGACGAGCTGGTCGAGATGATGGAGGCGTCGCACGCTGGGCTGGCGAACGCTTACCGGACGCTGTACTTGGTGGCCGGCGCTGACGCGACGGTCGTCGGCGCTGATTTGAAGCAGATCGACTTTAAGGCGACGCAGGGCGCCGGGGAGACGCGTATCGCCGCCTTGTCCCGGGTGCATCCGGTGATTCTCGGGCTGTCCGAGGGGCTGGCGGGATCGAGTCTGAACGCGGGGAACTTCGGGATGGCCCGCCGGATCTGGGGTGACACCTGGATCTATCCGACGCTGCAGGATCTGTGCCGGGCGCTGTCGTCGTTGGTTGAGATCCCGGTCAACAAGATCACGGGTCTGCGGGACTCGGAGCTGTGGTACGACACCGCCGATATGCCGATCCTGCGCGAGGACGCGAAGGACGCCGCAGAGATCGAGCAGATCAAGCAGGCGACGATCGTCGGATACGTCAAGGAAGGCTTCACCCCGGACTCGTCCGTGGCCGCGGTGCAGGGGCAGAACATCAACCTGCTCAAACACACCGGATTGGTCAGTGTGCAGCTGCAGCCGCCGGGTACCGCGACACAGCCACCGGCGGACGGCGCGAAGCCGGCGCTCCCGGCCGGGAAGGGTGGCTGAGATGGGTAACTGCACCTGCGGCGGGGCTGGCCGCGACATGCGGGCGGTCGACAACTCGGCGTGGGACGGCAACGCGGCGATGTCCGCCTGTTCTGACGCCGCCTGCTACCGGGCGATCTGCGCCGGCCGGAAGTCTGGTGACCCGTCGCTGCGTTCGTCGTGGGCGCTGCCGCACCACAAGGCGCCCAGCTCGCCGCCGAATGCGGCCGGGGTGCGCGCCGCGTTGGCCCGTCTGTCGCAGACGCAGGGCTTGACCAACGCTGCGGAGGCGCGGCGGCATCTGGAGGCCCACATGGCGTCGATCGGGGGCTCGAAGTCCGCTGACCACCCGACCGACGATCTCGGCCGCGGTGTCTGGCCGTTCGAGTTGCGCGACGGTGGCGGGGACGGTATGCCGACCATGTTCGGGCACTTCGCGGTGTTCAACGAGTGGACCGAGATCGACTCACTCTTCGAGGGCCGGTTCATGGAGCAGCTCGACCCGACGTCGATGGATCGGACGATGGCGGAGGAACGGGACCGGATGCGGGTGCTGTTCCAGCACGGCCGCGACCCGCAGATCGGTTCCAAGCCGCTGGGGCCGATCGACGTGCTGGAAGCGCAGAAGAATGGTGCCTACTACGAGGTGCCGTTGCTGGACACCTCCTACAACCGGGATCTATTGCCCGGTCTACGGGCGAAACTGTACGGGGCGTCGTTCCGGTTCCAGGTGTTCGGGGAGAACTGGAACAAGAAGCCGGAGAAGTCCGGCTACAACCCGGACGGTCTGCCGGAACGGACTATTACCGACGTGTCGGTGCGGGAGTTCGGCGCGGTCACCTTCCCCGCCTACGCGTCGGCGACCGCCGGGGTGCGGTCATTGACCGACGACTTCCTGGTCTCCGTATTCGGCTCCGACCCGGAGCGCATGCACGACCTGATCGACCACATCACCGGACGGTCCGCTGCGCAGAGCAGCGGCGGCGGTGATAGCACGGCCACCGAGCCAAGCAGCGGCGAGGTGTCACCCGAAGCCCAAATCCGGGATCGGGTCCTGCGCATGGAAGGGATCCTGAAGTGACCAAGTACCTGCCCGCTGCTGCGCCTGGTGCGATCATCGGCTACGGTCGGCGTGGCCCGATTCGGCTCCAGGCCGGAGCCGCCCCTGACGACGACGCCGGCGGGGACACGAAGACCCGCAGTGCCATCCCCAACACCCTCGACGATCTGAACGGGAAGACCCCCGATGAACTGGTGCAGATCGTCGAGGTCCTCGACGCGCACCTGCGGGACATGCACCAGACCGAGACCGGCGAACTGCGGCAGCTCGACGAGACCCAGGCGAAGGCGTTCAAGCTGGGCATGGAGATCCGTAAGCAGGCCATGGCGCTGATCAAGGAGCACCGGGAGATCGTGGACATCTTCCGGCAGCGTCCGGAGGCGGTGCAGCGGGTCTACACCAACCTGAAGCACGGCTTGAACGACGGCACCACCGATGTGGTGCGGATGACCATCCCGGAGGTCCGCGACAAGGCGCTGCGGAAGCTGGACTCCCGGGACCTGCCGTCCGACCTGGACGACGAGCAGAAGACGCTGCTCCAGCGGTCGATCAAGAAGGACCACATCCTGGCCCGGCGGATCCTCGTCACCGAGACCGACGACTACCGGTCGGCGTGGATGAAGATGGTCACCAACCCGCACGGGATGGCGCTGCTGGATGACGACGAACG